ACGATAAGATGGCTTGGATAGAAGAGTTTCTTATCAAAACAACAGATTTCTAATGGCTATATCAAGATCACAAATGAGACAACAAATATCTAAGCCGGGTAGTAAAAAAATAAAAAAAGTTATTAAAGGCTTAAAAAAAGCTTCTAAGTTGCATGCAAAACAAGCAAAATCCTTAAAAGGAGTTATTGGTGGCCGATCCAAAAAAAGGAACAGGTAAAAAACCTAAGGGTTCCGGTAGAAGACTTTATACAGATGAAAACCCAAAAGACACTGTTAGCATTAAATTTGCTACTCCAACTGATGCAAGGAAGACAGTTGCAAAAGTGCGTAAAATTAAAAAACCGTATGCTAGAAAAATACAAATACTTACTGTTGGTGAACAACGTGCTAAAGTTATGGGTAAGAGAGAAGTTGCTAATATATTCAAAAAAGGTAAAATAAGTTTAAGGAGAACTAGAAAAAAATGACCAAACTATGTCCTAGGGGTAAAGCCGCAGCAAAGCGAAAATTTAAAGTGTATCCGTCAGCATATGCCAACGCTTACGCTTCTAAAATTTGTGCGGGTAAAATTAAAGATCCTAGCGGTGTTAAGCGTAAGGACTTTAAAGGACCTAAAAGGGCCATGGGTGGTATGTCTATTTCTCAACAAAGAAAAGCCGTATCAGCTGATCGTATGGTTAGTGGCGGTGTTAAAGGCAAGACCATTGTCGCTGCAGGATGTGGGATGGTACCTCCAAATAAAAGGAAGCGTACTCAACTATTCGTGTAGCTTAGGAGGTAATCATGCTAGACTCAATCAAAAGTAAATGGAATAACTTAAACAAAAAAGGCAAAGCTATTGTCGTTGTTGTTGCGGTTGTTGCAATATACGCATTATCACAGATAATATAAAATGCCTAGCCACAAAGGATTAGCGAAGTGGTTTAAGCAGGACTGGCGAGACATAGGCTCTCGTAAAAAAGACGGTAGCTTCGCTAAGTGTGGCAGATCAAAATTAAAAGCAGATAGAAAAAGAAAGTATCCTAAGTGTGTGCCAGCATCTAAAGCACGTGCAATGACAAAAGGACAAATTAAATCAGCCGTATCTAGAAAAAGAGCAGTCGCTCAAGGTGTTGGTGGTAAACCAACTAACGTAAAAACAATTGTCAAGAAAAAAACACGCAGAAAAAATAAAGCTTGATGTAATAGAGTGGTCTAAGCAAGTCTTAGAGCCCATGAACAAACATCTTGGATTTCCAGCGTGTCCGTTTGCAGCAAAATGGAGAAAAGATGGAAAGCTTAGGATTGAGGTTAGATCTGATAGATCTAAATATGAAAGACATCTGACTAGCTTACTAAAAGATTGGAACAAAAAACAACATGATATAATAATTTTTTGTGACCCATATTATGATCAATATGACTTACAACAATTTCAAGACAAAATAGACTTTTATAATAAAACATATAACAAACGAGATGTTTATTTTATGGGTTTTCACCCTGAAAATCCTGCCTCAGTTGAAGAGCAAGAATTCTTAGTGGAACCAACTGATGATACTACCTATGACAATCCCATACCTTATTCCATGATGTTAATACAAAAATTTAAACAGCTATACGAAGCAAGTTGCAAACTACATAAGATAGGTTATTATAAAAAGTGGCCTCCTGAGTATTATGAGGAGGTTGTTGCAACAAGGCAAAAAACATATGAAAAGTTATTTAGAAAAGGAGTAACATCATGATGGGAGCAAAAAAGAAACAAGTCATGGGAATGGGCATGATGGGTGGCGGTAAAAAGAAAAACGTCATGAAAAAAGGTGGCAAGAAAAAGAATGTCACAAAAAGAGCAAAGAAAAAAAGCGTTAAAAAACGTGGCGCAGTAAAAAAGCGTGGCGGTGGCATGAAGCCAAAGATGTAATATGGCTACCTCGAATACCACCACTTTTAATCTTTCTTTTGATAGCATCATTGAACGTGCTTACGCTCGTTGTGGTAAGTCTATGAGAACAGGTTATGAACTGCAAGCAGCAAGGGATAATTTGAACTTGCTGTTTTCAGAGTGGGGTAATCGGGGTATTCATTTATGGAAAGTAAAAAATCATACACAAAATCTTACTGCGGGTACTACAACATATACCGCACCGTCAGATGCATCTGACGTTTTGGAATTAGTTTTTAGAAAAATTAGTGGTAATACAACAACAGACACTAGCATGACTAAAATATCTAGGTCTGAATATGAGAATGTGCCTAATAAGTTTGAACAAGGACAACCAAGTCAATACTTCGTACAAAGAAATTTATCAAATGTTGAGATTAATCTTTATCAAACTCCAAACGAAACAGACACACAAATTAATTATTTTTATGTGGGTAGAATAGAGGACGTAGGTGCTTATACAAATGAACCAGATGCGCCTTTTAGATTTTTACCCTGCACTGTAGCGGGATTAGCTTACTATCTTGGACAAGAGATAGCACCAGAAAGATCACAAGAATTAGAAAGAAGATACGAGGCAGAATTACAAAGAGCATTGACAGAAGATAGTCAATCAACTTCTGTAAATATTGTGCCTAGAAGTTTTTACGTGGGGTAATAAATGACCTTTGCAAATGGTAATCGTGCTATAGCTTTATGTGATAGATGTGGACAACAATACAAATACTTACAACTTAGACAAGAATGGAATGGACTTTTTACTTGTCCAGATTGTTTTGAACCTAAACACCCACAGTTAGACCCAGGACATCATCCAGCTGACGCAATCGCATTACAAGACCCTAGACCAGCAAGACAAGAACCCGTCAAAGTTTTTGTTGGAGACCCAGGGGATAGTGCCTTTATGACAACCGTGCAGGGCACCTCTCCGGATGATGGATCTGCACCAACTACCTCATCTAGTATGTTACCTCAAATACCTCATCAAAAATTGACTATTGTATCTGTGGTTGGTACAGTGACAGTGGTGATATCATGAATTATTCTGAACTTTTAGATAACGTAAGAAATTACACTGAAGTAACATCAGATGTTTTATCTAATTCTGTAGTGAATGTTTTTATTACAAACATCGAAAATCAAATTGACAGACTTGTTGATACAGATGCACAAAGGAGATATGCAACATCAACTTTTACTGCAAATAATTCTTTTTTAGATGTGTCGGGACCAGAGGGTGGATTTAGATTTGCCAGGGGTTTACAACTCCATAAATCAGATGGAACGATAGAATGGTTGGAACAAGTTGATACTACCTTTATTGATGAGTTTGCAGTGCAAAGATCAACTTCAAATACAACTTTTTCAGGTGAACCTAAGTATTGGGCTAATTGGGATTCTAATACTTTGATAGTAGCACCTACACCTAATACGGCTTACACAGTAGAAATGTGGTATGATGAAACTCCTGAAAGATTAGGTAATGGCACGGGTAGTACAAGCACCACGACTTTTATATCAAACAATGCACCGGAGGTTTTATTATATGGTGTCTTGTCTGAAGCATATTCATACTTGAAAAATACACAAGATATGCAAATATACACTCAGAAGTTCCAGTCAGCTCTTCAGGCTTTTGCTAATGAGCAAATGGGACGTAAACGAAGAGATGAGTATACTGATGGTGTACTAAGAGTACCTTTACCGTCAGCAGACCCAAAAGCCTAAGGAGGGCATAAATTATGGCAATAAATCAAGCAGTTTGTGCTTCATTTAAGAAAGAGTTATTAGCAGGTGATCATGACATTGATAACGACACTATCAATCTTGCTCTCTATACAAGCTCTGCAACTTTAAATGGAAATACAACAGCCTATTCAGCAACAAATGAAGTAGGTAATTCAGGAACATATGCAGCAGGTGGAGCGACTTTGACGAGTCCAACTATCGGTTTAACAGCAACCAGTGCAACAGCTTCGACAGCATTCGTTGACTTTGCAAATGTAAGTTTTACTTCAGCAACTATTTCTGCTCAAGCAGCTTTGATCTATAACAGATCATCAGCAAACACAAATGCAGCTATCGCAGTTTTAGATTTTGGTTCAGTAAAAACATCAACAAACGGTACATTTACAATCGCATTTCCTACAAATGATGCTTCAAGTGCTATATTAAGACTATCTTAATTTAGAAAGGCATTACCATGGCAGATGCTTGGAATGAGGGAACGTGGGGACAAGGCTTTTGGGGCCAACAAAGTTCAGTCACGGTATCTGTTACTGGGTTATCGACAACAACAGCTATTGGCACTGAAAGTGTTATTGCTAGTTCTTTAGTCACTCTTGATTCATTACAAACAACATCTGCTTTAGGCACTGCAATAGGTGAAGCTGAACATGTAGTATCACCTACAGGTCTATCATTTGAAACTCAATTATCTGGTGCACTTGCAATCGAAGAAGGTGCAGGTGTAGTTCTTGGTAGTCTTTCAATAGCGTTTACTGCTGGCGATGAGAGTGCTTCGGGCACTGTTGATGCTGGTTGGGGTAGAAATACTTGGGGCTCATTTGCATGGAATGAAAATATAACTCAAGAGGTTAGTGTCACCGGAGTGACAATGGCTACCTCTCTTGGTACAACAACACAAGAAGTTGGCACAGGTGTAATCGTATCTGCTACTGGCTTAAGCATGACAAGTGCTTTAGGCACTACATCACAAGTAGGAACTGCAGTACAAACACTTGACAGTTTAACAATAGGTGCAGCGTTATCAGGTGCATCAGGCATTACCGGTGAGGGTAATGTTGGAGTCATAGCACCTTCTGATCAACTAGATTTTAATATAGGCTCTGTAACAATTGACATCTTTACACAAGTAGATCCAACTGCTGTTACGATGACATCAGCCCTAGGAACTGCTGTTGCAGAAGCTGATGCTTTAGTGACTTTAGGTAGTTTAAGTAGTGCTTTTGCATTAGGAACAGAAACAGTTGAGGTCGGTACAGGTGTAATAGTAAGTCTTTCAACGGTAGCGTTAACATTTGCTGAAGGCACCACAACACCTGAGGCTGGAGCAACTGTCAATGTTTCAGGAGTTGATTTTTCATTAGTATCAGGTAATCTTTTCTCAACACCGTGGGCTAATGTAGTTACAGGTGCAAGTAATACATGGACAGAGGTTGACGCAGCATAAAAGAAAATATATATTTTTTAAGGAGATAAAACATGAGTAGTACATTTTCATCTAGATATAAATTAGAATTAATGGCAACAGGTGCCAATGCAAACACTTGGGGCACAAATACTAATAATAACCTTAATGTTTTAGACGCTTTTAGTGCAGGATATATATCTAAATCAGTAGCTGGTTCTTCTGATGTTACCTTAACCACAGCAAACGCGGACCCTAGCACAGAGTCAGCAAATAAAGTAATTGAGCTTACTGGAACACTAACTGGAGATATAAAAGTTTTAATACCAGCAGTTGAGAGTGAATATGTATTTTTTAATAATACTTCAGGATCTCAAACTTTAACAATCGCTGCAACTGGCCATACAAGTAATGGTGTTACAATTACACAAGGGCACAAAACTACAGTTTTTTGTAATGGCGCATCAAATTTTAATGTTGCCATATCAAGTTCAACAGATTTAGGATCTCTTTCAGGCACTTTACCTGCAGTGTCCGGTGCAAACTTAACAAGTTTAAACGCATCAAATTTAGGATCAGGCACCGTGCCTAATGCCCGTTTAGATGCACAACTTCAAGATGTTGCAGGGCTTGCTGTTACTAATGGTGGTTTCATCGTTGGTGATGGTGCTA